GGTCAGAACTATGGAGACGTTTCATGAAACACCCCTGGACGCAGTTTAGGGAAAGAGCCGGCTTTACTCAAAATACTATCGCAGAGTACCTAGGCGTGTCTAGGTCCTTTGTGGTAAAAATGGAATCTAGCATCCTTTCCGGGACTCCTAACATTAAACTAATTGAATCTCTAAGTAAAGCTTACGGGATAAGCCCCCTTGAGCTAGGTACTACTTGGGATGGGTATATCCGAGACTCTCGTGCTGACTTTAAAAACTCTTACGCTAGTTTCCTAGAAGTTCTTGGATTTGTCTTCACTAGCCAGGTTCATCCCCTTAAATATTACCGCAGCCAGGTAGGATTAAGTCAAGTAGGTTTTTGTAAGGGATTGTGCATTCACCCTAGCCCTGTAGCCAATTTTGAGCGGAACCAGCAACGAGGAATTCCTCACGGTTTATCTATTGCTTGCAACGAGATAGGCTGGTCTTGTAGGCCCCTTAAAACCGCTGTCGCACAATGGAGAGCTAATGGCTATGCAGACCGAACTTTCTTATCAGCATAAAGTTCGCAGGGTTTTAAATGATTTAAATTATAACGCTGGAGTTGGCTTTCGCGCAGAAGACTACGAGAAGAATTGTGAACGCTTATATAAAGAATTAGATGACTTAGCTAGAGAGCGGGTGAAAGAACTAGATGCCTCTGACGGAGCAGGAGAGCCGCCTAATAATGTTTTGTGAGCAACAATGGTTTCTCTCAGGTAAACTACCAACTCCTGAGCAATTAAGTAAGACGTTTGGTATCTCTCATAAGAAATTGAATGAACTACTTACTAAGTTAAAAGGTTCTTTTGAAGAACGAGGAATGCCTGTTATTGAAGGCCGCTCATTAACACCGGAGCAGATCACTTTAGCTAACACGATGCTGAACTTAGCAGATCAGCGGAGTAACCGAAAGAAATTACAAGACGCAGGGGTTACGCCAACTAAATGGGACGGTTGGATGCAAGACCCCGACATGAAAGAATACATGATGACTCGCTCTAAGCAAATTTTAGAGGGAGCATTGCCTGACGCCCACTTAGCTTTAGTAGAGAACGTTAAGCGAGGCGACTTAGGTTCACTTAAATTTTACTATGAAGTTTCTGGATTTTACACTGGTAAAGAGAACCAGATTGACGTTCGTCAGATATTAAATAAAGTACTTGAAATTTTAATGATTCACGTTACTGATCCGGAAGTGTTGAAGAAAATTTCTAGAGATTTGGCATTACTAGTCGGTCTTGACTCTCCTGCTAAAGTAGAGACACAGGTTGTGAGAGGAGAGATTCTATGACCATTACTTTAACTAACCGGCTTCAAATAAGTAAGCCGGATGGCTCAGAATTTATTAACGTAGCTCTTTTGAATGCTGGCTGGGACAAGACTGATGGTAACTTTGTCCCAGCTGCTAAGATGACAGCTTCTGTAGCACAGTCAGTTCCTAACAACGCTCTAACTCTAGCAGCTTTTAACGTTACTACTTTTGATTCCTATGCTGCTCGTGCTGAGGGCGCAATGGTGAATCTTACTAATGATGCTATTACTATTAGAAAAGCAGGTCTCTATTATGTATCACTTGTAGCTTCATTCGCTGCAAATGCTACAGGGGTTCGTAGAGGCGACATTAGAAAGAATGGGACTTCGCTATTATCTATCGTTGATCTTTCCTTTACCGGTGGTGCTAATGGTGTTAAGATTTCTGATTTTTTTAACTTTGCTGTGGATGATGTTATTACTGGTGGACTGTTCCAAAACTCAGGTGCTGCTCTAAACGCAGATGGTAATACATTTGCAGAAGGTATGGCATTAACAGCTATTTGGCTAGGTTCTCTCTCATGAGTGAGGGATATAAGCCGGAATATGATAGGTCGCAATCGGGTCAAGTTCCTGCTACAGAAGTTGCAAAATTTCATCAGACAGCAGATACTGATTCTTCTCAGGATGCTATTCATCACACTTTAGGTTCTAAACATGATGCAGCAGCGGCCGGGGATCATAAACATATTGTAGGTTCACCTTATACTAAACCTTTAGCGGGAGTAACTATTTCGGGTTCTCGCGGAGGTAATGCCGCTGTAGCTAGTATTATTGATGCATTGGAGAAGCTAGGTGCAACGGACTCCACGACGGCGTAAGCCTGAAACAATTAATCCTGATGACTTCTTTAAGGAATTAGCAGAAAAGCTATCGTTACAGGCTGATGAGCCTAATATCTTAGGCTTTGAGCCTCTAATTAAGCAGGAAATATTCTTACGTTCTGAGAAATTAAAGAAGCTATATGCTGGCGGTAACCGCTCTGGTAAAACTACTGTAGGCATTGTAGAAGACATTGATTGGATGGCAGGAACTAATCGTTATAAACGGACCCCAGATCCGCCGGTACGAGGGCGCATCGTGGGAGTCGATGTCGAAGAAGGCATTAATAAAATCCTGCTACCAACCTTCTCTAGATGGTGTCCGCCAAGTTATTTACGAGGCGGATCTTTTTATAGTGCTTACGATTTAAGCGCCAGAACTCTTTATTTTGAAAATGGTTCATTTGCTGAATTTATGAGTTATGAGCAGGATGTTCAGAAATTCGTGGGAACTTCTCGTCACTTTGTACACTTTGATGAGGAACCACCACAAGAAATCTATATTGAATGTCTTGCACGTCTTATTGATACTGATGGTGCTTGGTGGATGACACTTACTCCAATCCTCGGTATGCAATGGATGTATGATGAGATTTATCTTCCCAACTTTGAAAATCCTGATGGTGACGTAGAAGTACAAGTTGTAGAGATGTGGGAGAATACAAAGCTTAGTGACAGGGCGATTCAATCCTTCATTGATTCTATTCCAGAAGAAGATCGTGATACTCGTGTAGGTGGTAACTTCATTCGACGTGGTGGAGTTATTTACAAGAAATTTAAGAAGTCTGTCCACGTTATTGATGAGATTAACCTAGATGATGTTAAAGACTGGGATTTGTATGCATCTGTCGATCACGGCTATAACAATCCTACAGCCTGGCATTGGCACGTAGTCTCTCCGGATGGAGAAGTAATTACCTTTGCTGAGCATTATGAACGTGAGATGACTATTGATCAGCACGCTGCTATTGTTAAAATGATGGAAGCTACCTTTGGTCGCACACCTGTTATGAGAGTTTGTGATCCTGCCCTAGCACAAAAGAATCCAGTAACTGGTACCTCAGTACAGGCTGAGTATATCACGCATGGAATTGAAGTTATGCATGGAATTAACGATGTAACGACTGGAATCAACAAAGTCAATTCTTATATTAATTACAACGACGAAACGCCGCCTAGGTGGCACGTCACCCGGAACTGCGAGAATCTCATAAAAGAGATGCCTAAGTACCGTTGGAAGACTTGGGCGAATAAGACAATGGAGCGTCAGAACAACGCATATGACGTTCCGCATAAAAAAGATGATCATGCTATGGATGGTCTTAGGTATTTCTTCACTATGATGCCTGATATAAAGGCCGTCGTAGAAACGCCTGTGCAAGAAGAAAGACAACCTACAGCAGCTGATTATCAGCAGTATCCTGCTAGATATGACGAAAGTCTTCGTCGGCAATTAGCAGGAGTAGGTAAGAACTCTGATGGTTGGACTGTTACTAATGCGGATGAATACATGGGCGGAGAATGGTAGTTGACTTGCCCTGTAGCATGGTACTTAAGCGAGCGCTCCCGAAAGGTGTACTATGTCCGAGGAAACTAAGGTTTATGAGGGCCCTTATTTTGAGACTGAGGGTAAGAAAGTAGAGATGGATCTTTACAATGCTGCTCATGGTAAGGTTCCGCGTACTGGTGGACCTTATATGGATGATTTAGCAGCAGTAGAAGCTGAAAAGATTAGGGCTGAGCGAGAAGATCGTGAGCCTGATCTGGATAATCCTCCGGCCACAGTTGCCACTGTTCTTGTTCCTAAGCATGAATTAGTTGAGCGAGACACGGATAAGTCGCATTATTCTGAGCATGTTCCGGTGGAAAATGAGCCTGTTGGTAAGGTAGTTGTAGATACTTCTGGGGGTTTTGATGTAGAGCCTGATCCTGGTCAAGCTGATTGGGATAATGACGAGACTAAGCTTCACGCTTTGCAAGCTGGTAATTTATTGCGTGAAGAGAAGGAAAAGGCCGCTGCTCAAACTCCTCCGTCGGAAGAGTCAGAAACTACTGACGAAGACGAGCAGTAATGCCTGAGGTTAGTTATCGATCGGCTGCTAAGGTGCAAGTCTTAGCAGCCCCTCGGTTAGCTCCTGGACACTGTTGTATTTGTGGCTCTAGTGACCAAGAGTCGCGAGATTTCATTGATATGGGCTGGGAAATTGACTTCTTTGGTGTAGTCTATATTTGCACCTTCTGTTTTTCTGAGGTAGTCAATATCTTAGGCTGTCTCACCAAGGAGCAATCTGAGGCATTAGAACATGAGAATAATATCTTACGTCAGAGAATTGTAGATTTCCAAGCTAAAGAATTGGCTATTCATGATGCTGCCGACAAATTACGCGCTTCTGGCCTCCTTGATTTTGCTTCTTCTGGGGATAGTAGTGGGTCTGATTCTACTATTAGTTCGGGTCCAGAAACTCTCACTGAATACTATGAGCGAATTAAACACCCAGCTAATGGCGATAGTGGACTCACAGAACAAAATAATCTCCAGCAAAGACGCGATGACGTATCAAGTTCTGAGTCAGACCCCGACTTTACCATCTGAAACTGCTCCAAGGATGGACGATTATTCTGAAGCTCAGAGATGGGCGGCTGCTAATCAAGCTTTAATTGGCCTTGGAGAAGAGTCATATGACCCCGATGCCCAAGATGCTCTCAGGGCTTTTGGCCCCTACGGCAACTGAAGAACCTAAAGGGCCAACATTAAATCATAAAGAAGCTCATAAATTAGCCAGATTCATCGATGAAGAATACCAAAAGATGAAGAATGGCCGTACACAATTTGAGCGTCAGTGGTACATGAATATGTCTTTCTATTTTGGAAAGCAAAATGTTGTACCACAAACTGTTAGAGGTGTAGGTGGTAGACTTATTATGCCTCCTGCGCCTCCTTGGCGTGTCCGTTTAGTTATTAATAGGACACGGCCGATGATTCGTAGAGAATTGAGTAGGCTTACTTCCCAGAAGCCTAGTGCTAGTGTTATTCCTGCTAGTAGTGACGACTCAGATTTATTTGCTGCGCAAGCTGGTGAGCAAATCTGGGAATCAATGTATTATGGTAGGAATCTTAAGCGAATTTTAAAGCAAGCTGTATGGTGGAAATTAGTATGTGGCAATGGCTACATGAAGACGTATTGGGATGATACCAAAACTTATTCTCCTACGCAAGATGAAGCGTACCAAGGCGACGTATGTTATTCTGCGGAGACTCCGTTCCATCTCTTAGTACCTGATCTAAGAGAAGAGGATATTGAAGGGCAGCCTTGGGTAATTCATTCATTCACTCGAACTCCTGAGTGGTTGCAAATGAATTATAAGAAAACTCTGGATGGTCGAGAGGTTAGGCCCAATACAAAGGGTGCTAATGATATCCTTAGTGATGCCTTTCTCAACTTAGTGGGGGGCAATACACAGGATTATGACTCGGTATTAGTTCATGAAATGCACATTAAGCCAGGTGCTCATCCTAATTTTCCTGATGGTGCTGTCATCACTTCTGTTGGTGAGCAAATCATCCAATACTCTCCTGTCTTTCCTTATCAGCATGGAGAGTTTTGTTTTACTAAGTTTGACCACATTCCTAGTGGTAAGTATTATTCTACGTCCGTGATTGAAGATATTATTCCCATTCAGCGTGAGCTTAATCGTACTAGATCTCAAATTGTTGAGGCTAAGAACCGTATGGCTAAGCCTCAAATGATTTATCAAGCCGGTTCTCTTGATCCTCAGAAGATTACTACAGAACCTGGACAGTATATTCCATATAAGATGGGATTTCAACCGCCTGAGCCTCTTCCCATGCAGCCTTTGCCTAACTATGTTTTAAATGAAGTTCAGCAACTGCTACAGGATATTGATGATATTTCTGGTCAGCACGAAGTTTCCCGCGGAGATGTTCCCCCCGGAGTAACGGCGGCCACTGCTATTTCTTATCTTCAAGAACAAGATGATTCTATGCTGTCTAGTGAAGTAGATTCAATTGAATCCGGCATGGAAAAAGTTGCTAGGCATACTCTTTCTTTAGTTGGTACTTATTGGGATATTCCTCGAATTGTAAAAATTGTCGGCGTTGATGGTTCCTGGGATAGTGCTATGTTTAAGGGCTCTGATCTTAAGGGTAATTGTGATATTAGGGTCGAAGCTGGTTCAGCGCTACCTACGTCTAAGGCTGCTAAGCAAGCTTTAATTACTGACTGGATGAAAATGGGCTTTATCGCCCCCGAGGATGGTATGGAAATCCTCGAAATGGGCGGTATTCAAAAGCTTTATGAGCGAGTCCAAATTGATCAAGCTCAGGCACGTCGAGAAAATCTTAAGATGCAGAATTGTCCTCCTGAGATTATCGAACAAATGTTTGCACCTCCGGAAAAGCCTGCGGTTGATCCAGTTACTGGCGAACCTATTGTTGATCCTATGACTGGTCAGCCACAAATGGAGCCTATGGCGCCAGAAGAATATATGATTGATAAGGTGACAGGTAAGCCACAGCTTCCTGATCCTGCTATTCCTGTTAATACTTTTGATAATCACGCTATTCATATCGATATCCACAATAGATTCCGTAAGTCGCAGGCTTATGAGCAACTTACGCCTGATAGGCAACTTTTGTTCGAGATTCACGTTCAAAAGCACATGGAATCTATTGCAGCACCACATATTGGTGGAATGCCAACATCCGAAATGATGATTGGTATTGCCGAGCAACAAAGAAATCAACCGCCACCTACTGATGTTAATACACCTATGGGTGGACCAATGGAAGCTACTAATCCAGGCGAAGAAACTAACTCACCTGGCCCTGTAGCTGCTCCTGGTAGTGAACAGGCTTGACGTCCCTTGTAGTCTAGTACATATAGAGGCCAGGGCTCTTGATGAGTACAGTCTCAGAAAGAAGTAATTATGTCTCAACCTAATTTTGATCCCCCTGTTCAAAGCAATTCTGGTGAGGATACAGGACAAATTGGTCAGGCAGGTATGTTTACTGGCCAACAACCGTCCCAGGGTCAGCAGCCAGAAGAGAAAATTAACCCAGCTTGGAATGGTCTTTTAAGTAAGATTCCTGACCAAAACTTGCAAAAGTTAATTATGCCAGAGCTTAAGCAGTGGGATCAGAATTACAATTCAGGTCTGGAAAAGGTACACTCACAGTACGCTCCTTATAAGCCTTTCTTGGAAGCTGGTATTGCTCCAGAGCGTTTAAATGAAGCCATTATGGTTTATGAAGCTATGGAACAAGATCCCGAAAAATTTGTGACAGCAGTCGCAAACTTTTATAAGGTGCAACTTGGGCAGGGCCAACAAGAACCAGAACAGCAGCAGGAACCGCAATATGATGGAGGAGAGCAACAACCGTCTTTTGATTTAACGCAGCATCCTGAGTTTCAACGTCAGCAACAAATTGTTGAGCAACTAGCTAAGGGATATATTTCTCAGCAAGAGGCGCAGTTAGCGGCTCAGGATGATCAAGAGTTGGAAACAGAATTAGCGGCGGCTCGTGAAAAGTATGGCGAATTTGATGAGCGTAGAGTAATTCAAGCCATGCTTTTTGACGAAATTTCCGCTGAGGAAGCTGTTCAACAATTGCAAGCGTATAATCAGCAGATTATTCAAAACTATCGTAGCCCCGGATCGCAAGCCCCAATTATTGCGGGCGGGGGCGGTGGAGTTCCTTCTCAACAAGTTCCTGTTAATCAGCTTTCTGGTCAAGACCGTCGAGCTTTAATTGCACAAAGATTGGCTCAGGCCGCTGCTCAAGGAAGGTAATTATGGGCGCTACCATGACTACCGTGAACGCTATGCTCAAAGAGATTTATGAGCCTGACGTTCACAATCAAATGAACAATGATGCAATTGGTTATAAGCGTATTGAAAAGTCTTCTGAGGGTATTGAGAACAACGTTGGTGGTAAGTACGTAACATTTCCAATTAAGATCGGGCGTAACCACGGTATTGGTGCTCGTAATGAGTCCGAGGCTCTACCTACTCCTGGTCAGCAAAAGTCTGCTGCTGCACGAGTTTCGGTTAAGTATCTTTATGGTGGTATTAACTTAACTGGTCAAACTATGCGGTTAGCTTCAAAGAATTACCAGGCTTTTGCTAATACTCTTGATGATGAAATGACTGGTCTTAAGACCGATCTTACTAAAGATATCAACTTCCAGTTTTATGGTGATGGTACTGGTGTAAGGGCCGCAGTTACCGCTGATGGTGCCAACACTGTTACCGTTGATAATGTTCAGTATCTTGAAGTAGATATGATGATTGATATCTATGATACTACTCTTGTGACTCCAAAGATTGTAAACCGTAAGATTACTGCCATTAACACGTCCACCAAGGTTGTAACCTATGATGGTGCTGACGGTACTATGGTTGCTACTGATAAGGTTGTTCGTGCGGGTAACGTTAACCGTGAAATGACCGGCCTTGGTGCTATTGTTAAGGATACTGGTACTCTTTATAACGTCGATCCTACCGTTGTGGGTCTATGGAAGGCCGTTGTTAATGCTAACGGTGGTTCTAACCGTGCATTAACTGAGGCTCTTATGATCAAGGTTGCGGACGACATTCGAGTTAATGGAAGCTACCCCACGGTAATCTTTACTAACCTTGGGGTTCGGCGTGCATATTACAACCTTCTTAAGACTGACCGTCGATTTGTTAATACTCAAAAATTTGATGGTGGCTTTGAGGGCCTCGCGTTTGCTACTGACAAGGGTGATATTCCAGTAGTTACTGATCCTGATTGCCCATTTAACCGTATGTACTTCGTGAATGAGAAGGAAGTTACTCTCTACCGCGAGGATAACTGGGGTTGGATGGATGAGGACGGCGACATTATGCAGCGAGTTATTGGCTTCGATGCCTATGAAGCTCGTATGTTTATGTACGCTGAAACTGGTACTCACCGTCGTAACTCTCACGGTATTCTCGCTGATCTTACTGAAGGTTAAAAGCTCGCCCCTCGAAATAGGGCCTGGGTCTCTATGGCCCAGGCCCTGTTTTTATTAGGAGAACTATGATTATTATCCCTAATCAACGATTCTTGGATGAGCGAGATGAATTTCTCCCTGACCAAGAATATGACGTTGAGAATGAGAAAGCGTTTTATTACGCAAAGAATGGGTGGGCAGATATTAAGGGTTGGGATGAAATGGTTGAACGTCTGTATCCTTCTAAAGATACAGACTTAGATATTCAAGATGCTAAGTTAGGCGTGGAGTCTCAAAATGGCTAAATTTGCGCCTGATGAGATGCTTGACTTACATGCTGATTATGTAGATCAATCAGATAAGATGGTTGCTTGTTCTGCTCAACCTACTACATTTACTGAAGCTAATGCTACATTTGCACTAGCCGATGCAGCTATGACGGTTAATACGGATTATACAAAAGCTAATGGCGATACTAGCGGACGTAAAGTTACGGTAGCAGCTAAAAATGGTGTTAATGTTGATACTACTGGAACTGCTACTCATGTGGCTTTAATTAGCACCGGTGATTCTAAATTACGTTTTGTGACTACATGTACTAGCCAAGCCCTAACTAGTGGAAATACTGTCAATTTCCCAGCCTGGGATATTGAAACTGGCGATCCAACATAATTAGGGAGGGGCTAGGTGTCCAATATCTACCTAACCTCTGCCTCTGCTGATGCAGGAGTTACCGCAGGTTCAGGTACTAAATGGAAAGCAGATTTTACACCTGGCGCTTCTGCGACTCACTTAAATAAGAATACCGTTGTTGGTCCTACTGCTCCATTACAAATGACTGATGGAGCGGCAGGCACAGATGGTACTGCTGTTAGCTTTTATACTCCGCAATTATGGGGCGTAACAATTGCTGGTGCTATTACTTGTTCTTTATGGGATCGTGAAAATGCTACAGCTAACAATGTCGCTCCTACTATTAGAATTGAAAGAACTTCTAGTGATGGGACAGTTCAGTCAACTATTGTAGATGAAACTACCAACCACGGTGCCGCAGAGATGGGTACTACTGCTGGTGGCTCTGCTGATACTATCTCTGTTTCTGCTGCAAATGTTACAGATACTACTTTATCTGATGGTGACAGATTAAGAATTACTTTATGGATTGATGACGCTGCTGGACAAGGTGGCACAGGCTCTATGGCTAGTGGTGGTCGTGGAGAATTCTGGGTTAATGGTCCTAATGGCTCTCAAGGTGCAGCGCAATTAGCTTTTGCTGAAATTGTTTGCCCTAAAGCTGGACCAAATGTTAAACAACTAGTTGAATCCGCTAGAAATAACACTAATCCTAAGACTATTGCGCTAACTGGATTAGCAAATGGCGATGTTGTTTGGGTATTTGCTGGTGGTGACCAATTCGGTTCTTCTAACGATATCACAGATGTTGTTATTACATCCTCAGGGTCTATTGGTACTGTCGTAAATGAGACAGAAGACCTTAGTGGAACAAATGATGACTGGTTGGGTATTTATAAAGTCCCAATCACAGGTGCAGGAAGTCATACATTAACTATTACTTTAACTAGATCAGGTGGAACTCCTGGTACCTGGCATGCTTGGGCAATACAAGTACCTGGTGCTAGTACCCAAAGTGCAGAAGATATTGTAACTTCTTATACTTCATCTAGTACTCAAGTTGTTTCAGTACCTGTTGATGCTGATGCTTTTGTAGGATTTGCTTCTTATGATTTTGATGCTGGAACGGTTGGGACTCCAACTCCTGGTGGAGCAAATACTGTAGAAAATTCAGCAGATGCTAACTATACAGAAAACTCCCACTATTGGCTAGGTCAGGCTGCTGGTACTAGAAACTACGGTACTACCGGTGCTGGTGGTACTGCTATTAGATGCCATGCAATTGAAATTCTAGGCCCATCCTCTGGTACCAACTTAGTAGTTGCAGACGCTGCAATCGCAATAGCCGCTGATAACATTGTAGTTACTCAAGAACATATGCTAGTAGTTCAAGAAGCAGCCATTTCAGTAGTTGCAGATGTAGCAAATTTAGTACAACAGCATAATCTAGCTATCCAAGAAGCTAATATTTCCACTCTGGCTGATGCCATGACTTTAGTACAGCAGCATCAACTAGCTTTGCAGGATGCCGGAATCAATTTAAGTGCCGAAGGTATGGCCTTAGTACAACAACACATCTTAGCTATTCAAGAAGCCACAATCCCTGTAGCCTCAGAAAACCTTAGTTTCGCAGGTGCTATCGATTTAATCATTCAAAAAGCTGTTATGGCTATGAGTGCTGACAATGTGAATATGTCGCAAGTTCATAACATCTTTGTGCACGAGGCTTTTCTTAGCACTGCATCTGATATGTTGACCTTAACGGTACCAGGTATAGGAGGGCCAGAAGTGCCTACTATTGCTGACCTCCAAAGACAAAAACTGGAGGTTATTACTGGGCTTACGAATCGTAGTGTCCAGGATTTGATGATGCAGTATTATGGTGGTCTAAGTGGGTTGACTCCTATTGGCTCATTTAGTATAAGTGATCACCAAAGAGTATATTGGGAGGCTCAGACTGGTCTTAACAAGCGGTCATTAGCCGACCTTGAGAAAGCATTTTATGATGTTCAGTTAATTCCCTCTGGCAGTAATGCTGACAGAGCCTACATCTATTGGAATTCTTTATAATGTTAGTACCTGCGGAAGATGGTCACTGGATTAGTGAGGAACATGATCGTATTAATCAGTTGCTACAGGAATATGATCCTCACCTTAGTTTAGCTTGGATTCCTCCTGAAAATCGTGACCCTAAAGAAGAGTTCCCATTTGCCGTTATGCATGCTCCCCCTACGCGAAAAGAGCCATATGTATTATTTCGTGTTAGGGAATCGGAGATGGATCACAGATTATTAGCCAGGGTCTATCTTGGCGATCTTACAAAGCATGATGTCCTAGATCAATTAGAAGCAGAAGAAAGAGCTAAGCGTAAGCTTCGTAATGCGGAATTAGCTGACGCTGCTGCTTTTCGTAGAGATTTAGTTAAGTCTATTGTAGCAAATAATAAGAGCACCTTTAAGCATAATGGAAAGGTGTATCCGACATGATCGTATCTGACGTCACTACTAGAGTATTGAAGCAGTTTGGTGATGAAGCTTCTGCACAAATCAATGGTGACGATATTATTCGTTGGATTAATGACGGTATTCGAGAAATTGCTGTTAAGAATAGCCTTAGTCAAGCTAGCGCCCTACAGAATGTAGTTGCTGGTACAGCAACTTATACTTTCCCTACTGATATGCTGTCAATGCAAACTCTGTATTTTGATGGTCTTCGTATTCCATTTTTGAAGCGCCAGGAGTATGATCAATATGTTAATTCTAGTGATCCTAAAGAAGAGTTGACTGGTACCCCTACCCTATGGACTCGTTGGGGTAGGCAATTTACACTATACCCTGAGCCTGATACGAGTATTACCAATGGAATTAAAATTCTTTATATTCAAACTCCTACTGCTGTAGATGACCCTACTGATGCTTTACCATTCCCTACGGAGTATCATAACCGTATCGTAGAATATGTCTTACAGCAAGCTTATGAAGTTGATGAAGATTGGGATGCATCCTCTCAAAAGAAGGATCAACTTTCTGAGGGTTTAGATATCCTTAAGTATCAAGAAGAACATGTGGAGCGAGAAACTTATCCGACAATTACAGTATTGGCAGATGATATGTAATGCCCGGAGAAGCTCTTAGACTAGGTCCCTTTACTGGTGGCATCAATCAATTATCCGACCCTACTGCCTTACAGGATACGGAATTAGTTGATGTTATTAATATGGAATTAGACTTAGATGGTTCTTACATCTCTCGTCCTCCGTTATTTGACTTAGCTGAGCCTTCTTCTGGTACTGGTATGAAGCTCTTAGGTTGGTATATTACTGATGCACATACTCGCCTAATTGGTCAAAATTCAACCTCTGTCTGGTCTTATGAGAGTGGTGCATGGACTGCCATTGTTGGTACTGGAACTTTAAAATGCACTGCTATGGTACAATATGACAATATCGCTTATCTCATTGCTACTCCTGACTCAGCCACAGATGGTGGTAGTATTAATGATTCTCTTGGTTTTAGTGCTATTGCTGCTATTCCTCGTGGTGGTAGTGCAGTAGTTCATAAAGAGCGACTATTTATTGTACCTGGCTCACTTAAGACAGGCTCAGATGCTAGTTTACTTAAAGGTTCTGCCCCTGCTAACTTCTCGTCATTCCCTATCAGCGTATATATCAACAAGGGTGATGGTCAGAAATTAATTGATATTCTAGTCTATAATGATAACTTGCTACTCTTCAAGAATGATTCTACATATGTACTAGCATACGACTCTGATCCCGCTGACGCTATTACCCGTAAAATCAACTCTAGCATTGGTGTAGCTTCATATGGTTGTGTTGTTCCCTATGAGAACAACTTGTATGTACTGCATCGCAATAATGTCTATGAGGTAGTTAATTACGATTTTGCTAAGATCAACTCTAAAGTACCCTTTGTTTTTGATGCTACTAAACCAAATCCTTGGGTCAATGAGACTTATGTGGGAATCATCGGCGACCGTTTGATAGTGAAATACTTTGCTAGAATTTATGTTTTTGGGCTTAAATCTAAGGTATGGACTAGATGGGATACTGGTTCTCGTTATATTGGTATTCCTGTAGCCAATCCTATTCGTGGTGAAGTTAATGCAGTACCTGAGTACACAATAGCGAGTGCTAACTCAGGATCTGATGCAGTTTATTCTATGCGAGATGTTTTTGATAGTGCGCATAGCGAAACTATTACTATGTTTATTCAAACTAAGAACTATGATTATGGTGTTCCTCAAAAGTACAAACGGCTGCTATGGTGGGGTGCAGATGTTTCTACTGTGAAAACAGTATATGGCACTGTTCAAGCTATTATAGTTAATTTTGGTGTTACTTGGGATGAAGCTTCTGATTACACATGGAATCAGGTAGCTAATAATACATGGGGGCAACCATTAGCGGCTCCTGTTATTGTTCAAACTACTGTAAATGCACAACCTGCGCCTAGGAAGTTTGTAAAATTTCCTAAGTCTATGCGTTTTAGGCAAATTAATTTTCAACTTACTTTAAGTTATGATGGTACTAATGCTACAGGGCCTGTGCGAGTATTTACGTTAACGACTATCGTAGGTACTAAGCAGGATGTCTCTAAGAGCTTGACTTAGGTGGTAGCATGTTTAATAGCTATGCAGCAGGGTCGAAGACGTATCGGGGTGTTAGTTCAGCCCCGCATATTGGACCACATATGAGTCTGGAGGGTTATGCTGAGAGGGATAAAACTTACCAGACTAGGCGTAGGAATAATGCTTTACTGAGACGTATTCAAGCTAAACAAAAGAATAGGTTTATGTCAGCGGATTATTTATCAGCACCTGAGGGGAGAACCCTTTAAATGGCTAATCAATCCCAGGAAGGTAGTGGCACTACTAGGGAGGTTACTCCTAGGCGTACTACTAGCTCATTACCGCCTCAAAGGGCCAGCACTGTCCCTATTTATCGGCGTCGTAGGACTAGGACTAGATCTAATAGGTCAAATAGGTCAAGGAGTAATCCTTCTTACACTAATAATGATAGGTCGCATGGTCGCCGTGGCGCAATTATGCGCAGAAGGTCTAGGTCTACTTCTCGCCCTGCTACTCCTGCTCGACCAGTAACTCCTCCTAAGCCGAAGATTCCTGATGTTAATACGTACCTTAAAGGTGACTCTACTTATCAGCGCCAGTTAGCAAGCTATGCTAAATCACTTTCTGATTTCTTAGCAGAGCAGGGTTTAGCTAGGACTGACTATAATACTAATTATGCTAATACGCGTCGGGATATTGGTTTATCTAAGACTGATGCTTTAGGCGATCTTGAGAATGACTTTGCGGCTCGTGGTATGCTTCAGTCTAGTTTATATTCTCAGGGCTTAGGTGATCTTAATCAACAATATCAGAACCAATACCTTGATCTTGATAAGGCTCGTACTTCTTTCCTGGATCAGCTTGCTCAGGATTTAACTAAGTACAGAGGTGAGCAAACTGTAGGAACACAGAATGCTAGGGCGGAGGCAATTCGTCGTAGAGCGGAGAAATACACCTAATGACTACTAAGTCTGAAATTGGGTATAGAAGCAATACGGTTGCTTCTACGCTTAAGCGTATTATCGAACGTAATAGATATATGAAGGAGCAAGCAGAGCAACAAGCTCCTCAAGTACCAATTACACCTATGTTACAGGGTCCGCCTAATTACCCTACTTCACGACATTATTCAGAATATGACCAACCTGGTCCCCCTGGTGGAGATCCTACAGAACAAATTTATCGTCAATTACAGCAACTGATGAATCCTAGTCAGGGGCTTAGGTTTAATCCAATTAATTTGCCAGAATTTGATCCTAATCAATATAAGGGTCAGGCAGAGGCTGCTGTTAATGCTCAGTTTAGTCCAGTCATTCAGGATATTTTGAGGCAGCAAGGCGCTGCTAGAACTCGTGCTGCTGGTAATAAGCAAGAAGTTGCTGGTATGTATGCAGGCTTAGCTAATTCTATTAATGCTGATACTACTGCAACTAACAGGTCTTATGATGCAGCACAAGCGGAATCTAAGAAGCTGTATTCAGATGAACGTAATAGAATTGCTGCTGGATATGCTGCGGATGCTGCTGCACAAAGAGCCGCTGCTAAAAGGTTAGGTATTCAAAATCTTGGGCAAGGAGTTGAGCAAGAAATTGCTCAACAACAAGGTGATCAAAGGTTTGCAGAGCAATTAGGTTCTCAGCAAATGCAGTCCACTCAAGGCGCTTTAGGCATGCAACAATCAGCTGCGGGTGATTATGACCGTGCTATTGCTAATGCCTCTAGGGCAGAGGGTGCCGAAGTTCAACAGGATATTACTCGTGGATTAGAAGATTATTTGTCTCAATCTAATACTAATCTATCTCAGGTTAGGTCCCAACAAGCTGGGTCTATTAATGATCTAATGATGCAGCTTGCTAATGCGGCTTATCAGAGAGACACGGCTAACCAGCAATTCCAATATCAGCAACAACGTGATTATATTGGCGATCAGAATAGCCTATTTGATCGTCAGATGAAGATGCAACAATTAGTAGCTGAGTTGGCTGGCGGTCAAGGTCAGCAAGGTGAACAAAAACTTAATCCTTGGCAACAAACTGCTTCATTTGCTGAGCAATTGCAGCCTGGTCAGGGCTCTGATATCGTAGCTGCTTTACAAGGTGCTATGAATGAGCGACCGGAGATTTGGGGACGTAACGAAGGTAATAGCGCTGGCGTTGAAATGAACCCGGCTCTATTTGCTAAGTTAGTTGCTGACTCTCAGTCTGCTGAAGGTATTGATCGAAACGTATTAATGCAGGTTGCGCAGGAGCTTTATAGACTGTTGTATGGGATGGGTTAATGAATTACGTAGATGACTACGTAGCCCGATTAAATGCTATTAAGGCGATGCAGTTAACCGGAATGGGTGCTCCTGCTCCGGCATCTAAAGCTGACTTCGCTAACTTTATCCTTAGTAAAGCTAGATCAGACTTTTCCATCCAGGCTCCTAACCTTCCTGCTCAGTCTAAGACTGGTTTACTTCATAAAGCTAAGAGTGTTGGGCAAGGAATTTTAGATGCTCTCTCTCGTCCTTTATATGGATTGGCAGAAGCTGTTGATACTGGCGTCAATGAGGGAGGTAATCCTTTAAAGGGTGTCCTAGAGGGGGTTACCGGCAAAGAGAAAACCTCCTTCATTGACGTTATTCAACATGCAGACGAACGCCATATTAAAGATAGTGCAGAATATAAAGCTATCACTGATCCTGCTAGAAAAGAAGAGTATCTTCGTGAGAAACTTAAGGCTAAGCGTACTAGTGCTTTTGTTTATGGTTTAGCTGGCGATTTAGCTTTTGACCCTCTTAATCTCGTAGGTGTTGGTGCAGTTAGAGGCGCAGTAACTGCTCCTGGTAAAGTTGTTAAGGGAGTTAAGGCTTTAAAGTCTGGCGAAAAGCTGGGTGAAGCAGAGGACGTTGGAGAGGCAATCTCAGCCACAGCGGCCAAAGCTCAAGAGTCAGGGCAGGTTCTGCCGACCTCACAGGCTGTGGAAAAACCTGTGGAGGGAGAATTAATTCCTGATCTAACAAAACAAGAAGTTCCGATTGCTTTCGGCGGCCCTAAGTTTCAGCAAGAACAAAAAGCTCGTGTAATTACTGATACTCGTGGAATTTTAGATCAGGTTAGTAAGGGTAATCCCTCTGCTATTGACTTCTTAACCTATAAGAATTTATTACCTCTTTCCCCTGTAGCCCGCGTTCCTGTAATTCGGGCGGTAGATAAGGTAGTAAACGCGATCAAAGATACTACAAATACTCTGCCTAATTATAACGCAACTGCTCAGAATGCTATGTCTAAGCAGTTACTTAATTCTGCTCGCCAACAAGTTCAGGGTGCTCATACTACTATGTATGGCGCTGCTCCTGAGACATTTGAACCTACAGTGTTTAATCAATATTTGCATATGCTTAAAAATGCAGAAGAGTCTATGATTGAAACTCCTGGGGACAATTTTAACCCTAGGGGTGGACTTAAGGCTGGCTCTCCTTATCTACGACTTAGTGATGTCCTAGAAGCTTTACCAGTAGAAATTGCTACTAAGGCTATTCTAGGTAATGCTAAGGAGCGTATTAGTCCTTCTGTGCTGTTAAGAGCGGCTACAGGGGAAAAGTCTGCTCTTACTCAAATTAAGAAGAACCCTGAATTAGCTCAGGCTTTTGCTGACATCGATTTTACTCCTATGATGGTTAAGGATTATGCCACTAGGGTAATGGAAGGTGCTAATAAGGCTCAAGAAGCTACAGGAGAGGCTGCTCAATATATTAGTAAGGCAGTAGCGCAGGAATCTAGTGATGTCGCTAAAGAAGCTGCTGCTGACGCAATTACTAAGGCGGCTAAGGCAGAATTTAAGAATGAAATGCCTGAGGTTAAGGCTTCATTTGGGGAAATGCTGGATGGATTACGTAAGGCAATTCCTCATCCTGTACCTAGTGTTGTAGATACCATTATTGATAGGCATAAACTCAGGTTAGCTAATGATGTCTTTAAGCCGGGCACAGAAGGTCAGGCAGCTAGAATTGAAACATCTACGGCTGTGACTGATGATGTGCTTAAAGCTGAATTAGGTCCAGAGGCTAGTACTAAGACGGCTGAAACAGACTATAAGGCAGCTAGTATTGCTGCTGAGCGAGGTATTCCAGCAACTGTACTTAGCTGGGTTAAGCCTAATTATGGTTATAAAGAGCTACGTCCTGTTTTACTAGAAAATATTGGTGTTAGACGAGCCAGCGCTACTACTCGTGCTCATGATATCATTAAGATTTTCAATTCTATTCCAGAAGCTGAGCACATGGATTTCTGGCATGAAGTTAGAGGTCATATGCCAGTTACTGAGGCTCATGTTCAGCAAGTTGATTTGATGCAGAAAATGATTCACAATATGTTTGGTGAATCAGGGCTTGGCGAGAAATTTGCTGGGAATACTTCTATTGCTCGTTCTGGTACTAACGTTGAGCATCTAAACAAGCACCTGAGAATCGTTGGAGTAAAGGGTTGGAAATTTACTACTGAATCTGTTAACCCTGGTACTGGTGAAAAGCTTCAATTAGAACCTGAGCAAATTCTTAATACTTGGAAAGACTATCATCCTAAAGATTCTGCTGATCTTAGGGTGTTTGCCTTCAACTTAACGCAGGCTGTTGAAAATGCTATGGTAGAATACTCAGCATTTGCTCAGGCTGGAGCTATTTGGGGTAGTAAAGTAGCGAAAAAGGGTTATGTTGAAGTATCAGGTATGCATCCTGCTATTGACGGACTGTATTTTCCCAAGGAAATTGCCCCTCAGATGGGACATTTTGCTCAAGGGCTCGATCAATTTACAGAAGCTTTGGCTAGTTCTAAATTCTTGAGAATGTATGATCACTTATTGCGTACATGGAAGGCAGGCGTTACAATTTATGCGCCTTCTCACCATATTCGTAACTTAATTGGTGACGGATTCTTGGCTTGGATGGATGGAGTCAACAATCCGGCGTATTTCACTAAGGCTGGTCAGGTATTAATTAGTAAGCATAATCGATACTCTGATATTGACCCTAATAAGGTCCCATTAGAAGCTCTTTTAAGCAGTGGTCGTAAAGATCAACTACTTAAAGAGATTACTGGTCAGCAAACGCGTCAAATTCCTAAGGGAACTAGGGAAATTGCGCGTGCTAAGGTAGGCAATAAGCGATACCCGGTAACTATTGATCAAGTCTATCAAATGGCGTTCCAGCATGGTATTCTTCCTCACTCTAGTGTTATTGAGGATTTACCCGGTTCAGAAACTCTATTTGAGAATCTTGCTAAGAGATATCACCCAGGTAAGATTGGGCCTTTTGCTCCAGCAAAGGGAAAGTTTGCTCAAAAAGTTAAGGGTGTTTCAGAATCTCGGGAGCACTATGTTAGAATCGCGCACTTCTTACACGCAATTGAGCATCCCAAAGGGAAAGTTAACTCCTTGGATGATGTCTTTAGAAGCGCAGCGAATAGGGTCCGGAAATATCACCCCGACGGACTTGATCTTACTCAGGTTGAAAAGCGGGTATTCAGACGCCTCATACCATTCTATTCATGGAACCGCAAAGCTATTCCTTTAATTGTTGAAGGTTTATTTACTAACCCTGCTAAGATTATGGCATATCCTAAGCTAACTAGTGGTATTCAAGAGGCACAAGGAATCGAAAGTTCTGCGAGTGAGCAATGGCCTACTGATCAACTATTTCCTGATTGGCTAAGTGGAAATGTCATTGGTCCAACAATCAAGCCTGATTCGCCGTTTGCTAAAGCCATTTCGAGAAGTGATGACGAGGTTGGTTATACCCTTGTTAATCCTGGCTTACCATCGACGGATATCATGGAAGACTTTTTCAATAATCCTGCTAAGGGAGTTGGGAATGCGGTTACTCCGTTTATTAAGATTCCCGGTGAATTAGCTTTCCAGAAGGAATTCCAAAGCGGTGCACCTATTGATGATTATTCTGAATACACCGATAAGAACGTTCCTCTTTTAGCTCCACTTAGTCGTATGACTCATGGCGCTGTAGGTACAGGTCTATTAGAAGGCGGCGATCTTCGAGGTAAGGAGACAGAGCCGGTTAATTACCCGGCTATTATTAACTGGTTGACTGCGGCTGGTATCCTAGATACTGGTAGATATATTAAGGGCGGAGAATTCGACCTTAAGGAGAGGCTGCGGAATGCCAGCAAGTGACTTTCTTTATAGGTTAAATTTAATTGGTAACGAGGGTCCACAGCAGACTCTTTTTGAGAAGATTCGTAGCCAACGTGCCCAACAAAAACAAGCCTTACTTCAACAACTAGAATTAGAACGTCAACGTGCGATTCAATTTAACGCTACTATCCCTCCCCAAAATCAAGATAGTATGAGCATTATCCCTGGTCAGGGCTTTCTGAGTCAATATCCACTAAGAGGTAAGCTTAGAGTTACGTCCCCTTATGGTGTGAGCAGAAAGGGCCATAAACATAAGCACAGTGGTATTGATTGGGCGGCACCAGCAGGAACTAGTATTTTTGCCCCTGCTGGTGGAGTTGTTCGTAGCACTAGATGGGATAAAATTTATGGTAATCAAACTATTCTTGATCTAGGCGGCGGACGGTCTCTTATGTTTGGGCATCAATCAGGATTTGGTGTTAAGCCTGGACAAAGGGTTAATGCAGGTCAATTACTTGGTTATGTAGGCAGTACAGGATGGTCTACTGGTCCACACTTGCACTTTGAGACGTGGATCAATAACCAGCCTGTTAATCCATTAAGTTGGTTCACATAATGGCGTATATCAATCCTCGGTTTATCCCTACTAAGGAAGAAACCGAAAGAGAGCGTCGTCAGAAAGCTTTTCAGGCCCAATTACTAGCTATGAAGCGCGGCCCTATGGACTTAACTCCGTATAGGCGTCGTCAAGATTTAATCCTACAGGGTGGGCAGCAAGCTACTGCGTACGAAAGTATGAAGGCTAATCAGCGACAAGAAGCTGAAATAAACCGCCTTCGTAATCAGTCATTTAGTCCACGTCAAGTAGGTGTATCTATAGGTCAAGGTCAGGGCCGTAATTTTCCTAGTGGTCAATATGCTAACATTCCTGGATTATTTGGTAAATTCATCAATGAAATTGCTAGACGAGAATCTGGTGGTAGGTACTCCGCAGTTAATCCAGATTCTGGCGCTATGGGTAAGTATCAAATCATGCCTGGTAATCTTGGAGGAAGAGGTAGTGGGTGGGATTACGCGGCATTGGGTTATGATGTATCTCGTAGCCAGTTTATGTCTAGCCCTAAGATTCAAGAAGCAATTGCTCAGTATCAGCTTAGAAAATACTATAACGCTTATGGTCCTTGGGGTGCTGCTGTAGCTTGGTATGCAGGGCCAGGAGCTTTAAAGTACAGTCAGGCATCATTACGTAGGCGACAAGGAAAATACTCTAGTATCGCTACCTATGCAGATTCAATCATGAGTAGATTGGGGTATTAATGTCGGATCAACAAGTTATGCCAGGTTCTGTGATTATTACTCCCACTAAGATGTATGAAGAAATGCAGGACATTGGCAGGAAGGTTGATCATTTATCTTCTGTTGTTGATCCTGCATTAAATAAGCTTAGGGAGGATATTATTGCGGGCCGAGGAGAACATGCAACAATCCAAGCTGAGATTAAAGTAGAAGAAAGTGAACGTAAGGCAGATGTCTACAAATTAGACTCTAGGATTAGGATAGTGGAAAATTGGCGCTGGTTTGTATTAGGTATTGCTGCCGTTATAGGACCAGCTGCTAGTATTTTAGTGTCTCTTGTTATTGAGAAGTGGTAGATATGACAGAAACTTCTGGGCCAGTTGAGACAAAAGTTAAAGCAGCCACTATTGGTGCAGGTGCTGGTACTGTTATTTCAACTTTCCTTGTATGGGGATTAGATGAATGGGTTTGGAAAGCTGAAGATGTTCCTGATCCAGTACAGGGAATGATTTATTTCTTAGTATCTGCTGGTTTAGCTTTTGTAGCAGGGTATCAAGCTAAACACACAGCGTGATAGAAATAGGGCCTTGACATCCTCGTGTCAAGGCCCTATTCTTGTACTATGAGGAGTATTGGGCAATGGGCTAGAGAGGGAGTATGTAGAGAACAATATAATACTTTTGATACAAGTCCTAGAAAAGCTAAAAGATTATGCCGAACATGTCCAGTACGCGCTGAATGTTTATTGTATGCTTTGGTTTATGGTGAAAAAGGTATATGGGGTGGTACTGATGACGAGCAACGACAAGCTATAACTAATTCGAATGCACAGTTTCGTCAGACTCTAATAAAACAGGCGTTAGATCAAGGTCTGTATGAGACTCGTTATTCAATTGCTCATGATTTCGACTTTGCTGTTGCTCGGCAATCTCAAGCAGAACTTTTAGCGCCTCTGGGGGAATTGAGTATTCAACCGGAATTTTAGCCCTACGCCACCGTTCATCGGCTGTGCGATATGGGTTCCATTCTATGCCAATTTTACGGAGAGATTTAACTCTACAACTGTTGGAACAATCAGACACATATTTATAGGTTGTGAGAAAACTGCCTCCGCAGTTACCACATTCCTTAATAGCAAAGGCACTAGGCTTTTCTAGAAACAGGTGAATTGCCTGCGCTTGCCGTAACTTGTCATCTTGTTCCTCGGCATCACGAGTGGCTCTAATTTCCTCAACTGTTTTACCGAGGAGTTGAGCCATTAATTCGTCATGCCTACGTTGCTTCGTAGTTTCTTTCATGGACTAATCTCTTTTGGTTCAGATTCTCCATGAACTATAACACTATGTTTAGCATACATATTAACAAAGACTTCGCTCTCAATGTTACATAATGTTTGCCAACCATTTGGGCATTTAAACTGTAAGATGTGCATGTCTATTGTGGGTATATAGACTAAACGAGTTACGGGATCATATACAGATATTATTGTTTCAGACTCAGGTGGTGATTCTATAAGATATATAATGTAATCTTCCTCTTCCATCATACCGTTAACTTTTTCACTCCTTCCTTAATTAGATACCATTCTCCATGATTATAAGCGGAGAACTGATGCGAGATGTCATGGCTCATTTTTTTATCATCAATGCCAGTTAGTAATCTAGCTTGGGTTAAGATATGAGCCATTTGTTTTACCAATCTACGGTGGCTACCAATTGCCCAGCCCTCAATGAGACCAATAGCCTCAGATGCGTGCATCCTTTGACCAGCTTGGTCGCCAGCTTTGTTAGGATAGAGAATAAAGTCTTCAACGATAACAGTCCTTACAGTGTCAGGTATATCTCTTAATACGGCCTGTAGCTCTTCTTTAGTGTGTGTCTGTCCCATTCCATGATTTTGACCTTCTTCGGTCCAGAAAGCATAACCTGTATGTTTTCCTGGATCGAAGGCTACGTACGCCAAAGTGACATCGGCCATGATAATAGATTCTCCACAATAGATATATTCTCCGCTTCTACCATATCTCTGACCGTTGACCGATCTTCATATCTACAGAGTGAACACCAGTCTCTAACAATATCATGAATACATAATTCAGCCAAGACCATTTCGTAGACCCCTAGCCTTAGCAATCTGGCAGCAAACCTCAGACATCTTTAACATAAGCTCAACAGGTACGTTTTCTGGTGAGTCGTAGCGTGAAAGGCGTTCTTTAGCAAGATAATACCACTGCTCTGCTTTATCAATAAACTTATCTGTACGTTCTCTATATTCACGCTCTTTACGGTACCATTCTGCTTGTTCTGGGGACTGAGTAGACTCTTTGTCAGTCTCCATTTGTTTTACTGCTTCATAGTCATCTTTAGGCATTATGTTCCCCACTTGTGGAAGTCTACCTTAAACTTGACACCAAAATTTGGTCTGACATCTTCCATGATTTGTATAATCTGTGGACCGTAGATTATCTCCTTACCTTTAGGAATCTCAAAAACAATAGAGTCGTGAATTTGTAGCACCATGCGGCAATCTGCTGGGAGTTCCTCATCTAATCTCAGCATTTGCCGCTTTACTATATCGGCGGCTCCTGACTGAACTACAGCATTAAATGCTTTATGAGCTTCGAGGCGCGGATTTTGAAAGTGGCGTCTACGGCCGGTCCAAGTTCGGATAAATCCTTGATTAATAGCCGCTCTTGCAGCAAGCTTCGTCGCTTTCGCGAGTCCTGGATAAGTATTAAAGTAATTGTCTCTGATTCGCGTGGCTCTGGCCGGCGGAACATTAAACGCCTCAGATATTCGCTTGACACCGGCTCCATATTGTAAGGAGTAGTTGAGTGTCTTTGTATCAAATCGAGACATTGCGAGAGCGACCGACATCTCAGTAAAAATGTCACGTTCGGGATCGTCAAATATTGCGATAAGATCGTCTTGGTGTCCATATGCCGCGCCCAAGCGAAATTCCAATTGTGCATAGTCAGCTTCCCATAATCCGCAGTCTTCTTCGGGGATAAATCCTTGCTTTACATCTTGCGACCAAGGCTTGTCGGAGACTTTGGGAATATTCTGTCCGTTAGGTGAGTCACATGAAAGTCTTCTGGAATTAGTACGGTGGAGGTTAAAATTCGGCCTGATTCGTCCATCAGGACTAACGTGGGTGAGGTAGGATTTCCAGTACGTCGATACCGCCTTATTGTAGCCACGGTACTCCAAAACTAACTTAGCTACAGGGGATTGGCTTCTTTCAAGCATAGGCTCATAAATTTCCATAGCCTTTTTATCGAACGACGGTTTACCAGTTTTAGGCGATGTTTTTACAATAGGCAACCCCAGATCATCAATGAGTAATTTCTTAAGGTCAGTATTAGAGTTTGGATTCATACCTAATTCATTCTGTATTTCCTGTAGCCGCTTCTCTCCTTCCTCAATCTTCCGTTCAGCCAGTTTAAGATCAACCTTGATACCATTAAGCTCGATCTTATTAAGCAAGAGCATGAACTTCTTGTCGTATTCTAATCTCTTACCATTGGTTTCGTCTTCTGCGAGGTAGATGGGCTCATAATGACCCATAATAGGCCGAAGAAGACTAGCGTCGGTACTAGCATACTCAGACATAGAACTAGGAGGCATACCATCCCAGCCCAATAGCTTAATACAGTTATCAAAGTGCTTGTCCCTTGCTTTACCTGGTAATCCTAATTCCCGTGAGATGTAATCTAGTCTGTAGGAGAGTTTGTTCTCATCGCAGTCATGGACCAATAGCATGGTGCATCGAAAATTGAGTCCTGGAACTTGTATTCCAAGGGACTTGAGCGCAAGCGCGTCATGTCTATAATGATGGGCGACAATTTCATGCTTACCCTCTTGAATAAGGTCTCTAATTCCGTCTCTGTAAGAAAAGCTAAGGTTGTCGGATTTATGTCTGAAAGGGAAATAGTACGAATACCCAAACTCTCCATCAATTGAAAAATCGATTGATGTCCCAATAGCGTGACCGCGTTCATCTTTGAGAGTTTGTCCATTGCTCTCAGTGTCCAGATACAATCGTTTGACAGATGGTAGTCTCGCCAAGTTAAGAAATGTTTTGAATTCTTCATCATCTTGTGCCTCAATACCTGCCTTGGAAGTCTGTAATAGGCGGTTCTGGTTTAGAATCTTCAGACTCTTCGTCATCATCCTCCTCAGTTAAGCCGCGCATAGAGACTTCCTCAAAGGACAAGCCCTTAGCTGTTCGGACAATGTTAATAGTCTCTGGCTCTGGTGCCAGGCGGACCTTAAGATAGATTAGTTCAGTCTCAGCCGTTCGTTCATTGTACCACATACAAAGTACGGTAGTAGCTGTGGCACCGATCCAGTAGGAGCCGAACATATCATCAATAGTCTTGGGCTTCTTATTACCGACAGTGGCCTTACGATTATGGTGGATGAAGACGACAGAACAATCATGCTCAATCCTAAGGTGATCAGCAAAATCCATAACAGCCTTGGTATTAACTTCATCCAAGCTTTGCATAGTAGTCTTAGATAGTGAATCGAATACTACGAATTCAGGCTTTTCTTTTTCTATTAGGGCTACGATCTTCTTCTTATCAGCATCCTGATCAAAGTAAAGACCGTGACCAATAGGCACAACTTTAAAGTTTTCATGAAGTAGTACACGCTGTTCATCTGTAAGGACTGAATCCATTGTGTCTTGAAAAGTTTTAACTTCCGCGACACCCATTTCCATAGAAACAAGAAGAACCTTTCTAGGCTTGGTTATCTGGTTGTTAAGAAATGGCTGTCCTGTAGCTAGATGAATTAATAGCTGCATTGCATAGGACGTCTTACCTACACCTGGTTTTCCCCAGACTACCATAAGTCCTTGGCGTTGGAGAATACCCGGCAATAGCCAGTCAATATGAACCTCTAGAGCCTTAAGTTCAGTCCATGAGAAAACTTGTAATTCCTCAAGGGCAACTTCTGGGTCTAGAGGATATTTATGTCTAGCTCTATTTAATAAGCCTAGCAGTCTGATGTGCTGATCTTTGCGCTTTGAGAATTTTCCCCAACGATCATCTGCTTGCTTAAGGATGGAGAAAGCTTCTTCATCAGTCATGCGCATTTCTGCACAAATATAAGCAAGACGCATTAAAGCAGATGAACGAGTACCAGTCTCCATAGTCTTTTTACGGAAGAATCTTGCATCCTCCGCAGACCATTTATACCTAAAGATTACATCTAAAGCTTCAGGAATATTCTCAAGTTGTATCTCTTCATTTACGAGTTGCTTAGGTGGTTTTAAGCTGGAGAAATCCTCGTCACCGTACTGGCTTGCAGAAATTGATAGGATTCGTACAACTTTACCACGTTTATGATTATGTGTCCCAGGGGGTCGTAAAATTTGGGTGGCATCCCAAGCACTCGTATCTGCTTGCAGCCGATAAGCAATTGCTTTGTTCCTGAGTTCAATTTTGGCGTAATCTGTCTCGAAGTAATCAAGGTGCCAGTAGTAATGTTCGTGCCCTTCATTGGAAGATCGGACACGCATAGTAGGGTGTGGTATTTTGTCACCAAGTATACCTTTAGTTGGCTCATTACCATCAAATTCTGTCCATAGTACCTGAGAACCTTTAATGTTTTCTTTAGAGCAAACTGTTGGCTCTTTATAGAGGGCTGGCCCATAGTAGCATTCTTTGTGGGGAGTGCTACTTAAGACGTGTTTAATGAGGTCTTTACGCTCTACCGGCCACTGAAAGAAGTATGTTTCCCACTCATCATCTTTCTTAGTCTCACCAATAATCTTGGTGGGAGCATATACATAGCCAGTCTGGCCTTCCCACATGAACTCAAAGAACTCATTTAATTCAACGTCTGGCCGGAGGCTTGTTACACCTTCCGACAATTGATACCCCCTCTCCAATTAAATAGGAGTCGCATAGCGGGGAATAACTACACGACTCCTATCATACTACTACGTCAGTCAAGACAGCTTGCTATCAATTGACTGTAAAGTTTTCGAAATATCGATGAGAAGTCTTGTATGATTATCAGATTCTTGCTTGAGTTCGCCTAACATTGTATTTGTGGAAGGAGAACCATCACCGTCAATACTTGCGTTGTAAAGCCAGTTTAGCCTGGCGGATTCTGCTCCAGTCATATCTCCATCATCCTTCGTACTAACCATTGCTTGTGCATATCCCAAAATCTTAGAAATATTGATAGCCCCGGTATCACCATGAGTGTTTCCTGAGGCGTGCATATGAGCTAAGATTCCAGTATAAGCATCGAATTCGGCACTAGACATTCGTTGTTCAGCATCTTGTGCCGCTGTTTGGGGATATGCGTACCACTTAGGCACGGCCCTAATAGGGAGTTCCCACTCCATGTTTAAGAATGCAGCAATCTCAGCAATTTTGCGGAGAGTCCAATCGTCCATGTTGGGGGCATTCTTAGCAAACCAGCATATCTCAACCTGGACGATGTTATCTCTGTTCTCTCTTACAGGCGTATTAGCTGGGTCTCTTAATGCTCGTGCAGAACCGTTTAATGGGAAGTGTTGCCTAACTTGCTGGACGTGTGGATTGACAGTTAATGTTGGAGCGGAATCACCACCGCTATATCCCGGCCACCCTACTGTTTCTGTTGTGTGAAGCAACAACTTGGAAATCTGAGGCATGGTGAAATTACCCTGCCCAAACCATTGTGCAGTGCGATTAGCTCCTGGAAAATAAATAGCATGTGTCATAGACTAACCCTTTGTGCTAATATCCACATTCATAATAATGAAGACAAGAAGTGCAATGGCTGCCAATACTAACACGACAGTAACAAGGATGCCATTATTGGTCCATCCACGTTCCTTCATTGCTACGTCCTTTCTAGAACGGGTGCCGGGTAAGTTAGGGTCATAACTTACCCGGCTGGGCGTCCAACCCGAAGATAGGTACTTATGTTTCCCTATCGCTGGGGATTAAGGACTCGAACCTTAACTAAGAGAGCCAAAATCTCTCGTGCTGCCTATTACACTAATCCCCATATGCCCTGCTAGTATCGCCAATCCCAATTCAGACCATCAGGCTGTTGTGCATATGATACACAGCAGATTTGATCATTGTCCATTACATGAATACCGCCTGGATGCCATTCACCATCATAAAAAATCTTAGTGAAAGTTTGAGCGCCTAGTCCTTGTCCAATGGCTACGGACTTGCGGTGATTACTAGCAATGGTGGAGTAGAAGCAGGTACTAGCCATCGAGTCCGCAGTATTGATATACATATTGACATTGGCGTAGTAATTGCCATCATAAGTAACTGACTTCCAACTACAGGGTCCACCTGGATAATCTGAACCAAATACATCAATAGTTTCTCGTTCCCAGAAGCTGGCGCAGTTATTGCCATCTTCATAGTAAAGATAGCCATCATTCATCTGGTAGTCCCATTGCTCTGCCATTACTTGCAGGGCAAAAGGTGAATGGTTATCTACACAAACCCAAGGGACAGGTCCTCCATTATGCCAATCACGCCAGCGCGCTTGATCCCAATAAGGATGAATAACTTCTGCTGTGATCTTAGTTGCAACAGTTGGTACCTCAGCCGCATTACTTGTTAGTGTTGATAATCCGAAAAAGGCAACTGCTACAGTGAGAATAAGTACAATTTTATTCTTCATTTTTCTCCTCTAATGGAGCAAGGTTACAAGCAATTGCAGCATTGCTCCACATTGCCGCCTCTTGAATAGCCGTTAAGCAAAGACTCTTCTCACGGCCTTCGGGAAGAGTTTCATTAACCCAATGTGCTAGATCAGTGAATGCCTCACGTGATTCTTCGTGTAAAGGCCGTGTCTGATTTGTGGCAGGATGGAATCCAAATCGGTTGTTAATTTCTCGCTCGCTAACGTACTTAGTCATCTTTCTCCCTTTCTAGTTTTTAGACTATTGTAGGTGGCCTAGCGCGTATATAATCCAAGCCCGTGATCTTCATATATACTAGGTCCCAGCCTACAATAGTTTGTCTCTACCTTCGGGGAATTAACCAGGGCGCCGAGGTAGTGCCGGTGACGGGATTTGAACCCGTAAGTCTAAAGACGGAGGATTTTAAGTCCTCTGCGTTTGCCTATTTCGCCACACCGGCTTGTGCACTAAAAGTAAGAGACTATGTGTTGCGAAGACTTTATTGGATGTAATCAGCCCAACATCCCATCACACAGTTCTTATATTGGCTGTCGGCCTCACTTTTAGTGCTGCTACAGGGCAATAGTTTTTAAGCCTTCCGTTAAAGCTATGGAAACCTTTTGGGGTCCAGACAGGTCTTATCCCCTACCCGTAGCTCCCATTATCTCGGCAAAAGCATAAAGCTGGATAATGGGTTCTTTTCCCCATGAGGGGGAAAAGTCTTAGAACGGTGGTTCCTTTACGCTAAAGGGTCGTATTCATCTGCTTCTGTATCAGGATCAATTAATTTAACACCACGAACATTCTCACGATTTTCCTTCCCATGAACCATAACGATATCCATAGGAGGAAGTTCCAAAAGCATCTTAGGTTTAATTTGGTTCATCTCAGTAGTAGCGAAACCAAAGTCTCGCATACGCTGCTTAATGAACGACATCTGGCGACTAGAGGAAGTCTTAAGCCTCTGATTAAAGTTCTCCCCATTATTCATGTCTTCCTCAGAAGAGAAGCCCTTAAGTTGCCATTTAAATGGGAAGGTCTTAAACTCCTGAATCCTCTGGCCCTCAAACTCACCACGAAGAATCGTGTAAGTAATGGAAATTGCAGGATTGCCAGCGTTAGTCTTACGCCTTACAGCCTCGGTAATCCTGCAACGATACGTGTCGTCCGGCTTAAAGAACGGATCGTCTTGGACTTCCTCAAAATCAATATCTCCCCAGAGATTCTCATCATCACTTTCGGCTGCATTAGAGCCGTATTCCAGATCAGCTTCTGTCATTGTTCCATTCCAAACGATTCGAGTTCATCAGAAGTAACACCTTCTGCGGGATCATTAAGTTCTGGCTCCACTAATACACCACCCTTAGCTTTCCAGTCGGCAATGATCTGCCGCAAATCTGGATTGGGAATTACTAAAGGCAATCCACCAATCCTAGTTTTTGCTTCAACATTGTGAGTAGGGTGAACTTGTAAGTATCTTGCATACCGCACTGCTTTTTGCTCATTAATTTTTGCATCGGCCTTCATATAGCCGACCATTGTCGTGAAACCTGAAATAGCAGCTAATACCTCCGGAGGAAATCTAGGAGCGACCTTTACGATAGTATCTGGATTATCCTTGGCACGGTAGTAACGAACGTGTGCAGTAGCAATAACGTTAACTGGCGCTAGGAACAGCTTTAGAAAAGCGACCCTTGCTCGAAAGGCGTCCTGATTATAGACGCCTCTCATATGGTTCTCAAAATCGAATCTCTTACTCTCTTCGAGCTTAGACTTCTTTTCAATTTGAACTTTAGTAATGAGGTCTAGGTCAAGGTAAACCATATTACTAGCAGTATCAATAACAATAGTATCAAAGTGTTTGAAGTCTTTATGCCCCTCCATGAAAGCTTGGGCAATAGCTTCTAGTTGACTAAAACCTTTATAGTTCATAAGCTTAATGCGCCCTGTAGCCAGGTCTGTTGCTAACTCAGGATGGTTATACAGGGACTCATGACCATTAGGATCAGCTATAAGTCCTAGCCTGTATTCTCCAACTCTAAATGCCTCTGTAGTTTTAGTGCTACCAGGTTCACCATAAATCATAATCTTAGCTAAACGTTCAGAAGGGTCGAAGAAATCCTTTGCTAAAGCATTAAGCTCACTAGGAGTAAATTTATGGACGTTGGGATCACGGTCTGCATAATTAGCCATTTAGCCTACCCAATCATGGAGACATAAAGGACAGAAACTTCTAGCAAACTTTTTAGCACTACCAGTTGCTCCTACTTCTTTCATAGACAGCAAATGTTCGTCGATAATTTCTCCTGCTGAGATATATGCATGTCCGCATTCAAAGCATACATAGGTGCCTTTTGGACATAACTCAGTTTGTCCATGAATATAGCAGTAAGTTTTACGCAGCGTCGTCTTTAAGGTATCCATAGGAACGCTTCTTATACATAGTGTTCATAGTTCCACGAATATTGATCCCATTGTCCATCATCTGGCAGGGGTCTTGGAATGGGCAACTGCGACAAACCATATCATTTCTTACAGGTACTGATTCCTTCATCTGTAGTTCAGGGTCTAGATTTTTACGCTCAATAATTCTTTCACTGACAATCATCTGTTGCTCAATAGCAGACTGGCAGCGAGTAGGTGTAATGTCGGTATCATCTTTCTTAAACAGATCAAGATTATCCTTTTTCTCAATCAAGTGCCCAGCAAAACGAGTTCTAAATTGATTCAAATAAGCTTGGGAAACAGGGATGCCAGAGAACTGAATAGTTGGCACATACTTAGGCATCTGTGGATTAAGCTTAAGCATAGCAGGAGTCTTAAAATCGTAAGTAAATTTATGGTCCATAAGCACTATGTTACCAAGTTCCTTACCCTTCTTAACCTTAAGGAGTAAGTCGAGGCGCATAGCGTACCAATACTTGTCTGTAATAGGCAGGTAGAAATCTTCCTCTACTGCAAGAATATCACAGAACTCATGAAGCCTATCGATAGCAAAGTACCTAGACAACAAAGCATGAGCAACTAGGAGATACTCAGGATTAAACTCCTGAGTTACGTACATCTCAGAGAGTCGCTGAATAGCCAGTTTCTCAGCCAGGTCTTTTGGACTACCAGTAGCTAAGGCACTATAATAGATAGCTAGAATTTCGTGACCAGCAATACCAATAGACAATGAGCGTCCAGGGTTCTTAGCCTCTTTATTTAAGCCGAAGTAGAACCACCACTTACGCTCACACGTATTGAAAGCATCTACCTCAGAATTAGAAATAGCAACTGCCCCCTCTGGAAAGGGAGTAGGTGCGTAATCAGGGTTTACAATCATTGCACAAGGCTCCAAAGAATGAGGCTTTTACATCATTACGATGTTCGGCTACAAAAGGAATGTCACATTCATCACACATCAATACACAAAGTGGAAGTCTTGGTTTTCCACAAGGTTCTCCTTTATCTGGCTTATGTACCCAGAATTCTGTTTCAGGGTCTAATGCAAAACCGTTAGCACCATAGTGTGAACAAACTTTATCCCATACTCTTTGGGGAAGATGCGACCAATCTATTTTAACATAGGTGACCATCCCTTGCCCCTTTCTTTCTAGAATCTAGTATACCACCGAATAGACCTGCTGTCAAGCATTAAGTCTATTTGTGCGACCATACCATTCTTCTCGTATATTAACGCTCTTATTGAAAGCTTCTAGACAACCCACTAGATATTTAGCTAAGATGTAATCAGGAGTATTGCTGTCATTTTCTTTACTGTATTTATTAAGAAGTGACCTTAGTTCTTGTTCAAATTCAGAAGTCATCGCCACCAGCCTTTTTCTTTCTGTTGGAGTTTCTTAGCTCCTGCGGCTCTTTCTTCTCTACGTCGCTTTCGTTGTTTTAGAATTTCCTCAGCGCGCCTTTTCTCTGCTTTTGTCTTAGCTTTCTTTTTGGCCGCTTCCAACTTGGAATTGTCATCCTTGCTAGAATGCTTAGGTTTTACGACATTATCGTAATACCATTTTTGCCCATCGTTACTGTTGAACCAAGACATTAGCCGACATTAGCGTTTTCGTTGCTAATAAAGTAAGTCTCAGCATTTGCCCAGGCAATTTGATCCTGACGAAACTTAAGACGAATCTCGTTCAAGTCCTCAACCAGACTGTCCCTATTCTCTTCATCCAATTCAAATGACCAGCAAGCATTCTGATAAACAGAATTAGGGTTACTCTGCCAAACTCCATAAACTCGCTCGGCATAATCTACGACACGCTCATCAACAGTAGACCAATAATCAGCCCACTCTTCCTGAGTCAGCTTATCATCCGAGTTACCAATTGATACATAAACAGTAGAAGTACTCATTAGTCCTTAACCATCCTTATTTTTCGGCTTGCCCAATAGACTTCGGCATCACCCTGTATCTTGGGTGTGGCCTTAGTAATTGGGTCATGATTTTGTCCAAATCCGGATTCATGAACTCTTGATTGATATTCACTGTCATTTGCTGCGTGCCATCTATTATGGCAAACGTGACAGATGCGGTGGACGTTACCTCCTTCATTATTGAGTGTATTTTTATCTGGCCCGTGATGCCTTGCTTGTTGTCGTCCAGTAATACAGCCGACAATTGGAACGTATCCCCCACCTGCAAAACGTAACCCTTGCCATTCACAAGGTGATTCTTTATCAAGGGGATACAATTTTGCAGCTCGTTTGCGCCCGGTGGACTGCTGATCTTTAAGTGAAGAATCCCTTGCCCATCTTCGTGAATGTTCTCTATCATCTTCTTCATCCAAAATAGCATCTACAGGGCTAGTATTATTACAGCAGCAGGGATCTTCTAAAGAAGCACATTCAAAATGGAGACCCGATCCACACGCAATACAAGCCATTATTCGAACACAAACTCTTCATCGATCCAGATGATTTTGGTATCATTTGTACGTTTATGCGTTACAATCTCCTTTAAGTCCTCCATACTGTCGGCCCAGGTCATAGTTTTTAAATCGGAGGTCCAGGCATAGGCTACCTTTCCATTGCTGAATAGACAGCCCTCAATTACAATACCTGTCCCCGAAATGCCAGTAGAGTCAGTGGGTCGATCTACTACAAATCTTCTATGCATGAGTTATTTTGCCTCTTTTTTTCTAAACCAACCGAGAGGAATTAACCATCCAATATACCAACCAACTAATAGACAAGCAGGAATAGAAAACCACGCATAGGGTATTAGCCAGCTAATAGTAGCCCCTACACAAAGTACACCAATATCGACAAGAAATACCTTCTTCCAATTATATTTTCTAAGCATTTAGAATATCTCCTGGTTCATCTTCTAGCCGATTACCACAAAGATTACATAACACGTCATCATCAATAGTAACAGGAAAGTAGGGGTCCGGCGACGGGTCATATCTCTCAGCTTCTTCCATGCATTCTTTATGAATATAGTAAGTGTTAACATCGAAATCAAATCGATAAGCTTCAACCACTATTCTTCCTTAAATGCATCATCAAATTTGTGAAATAAGTCTTGAGCAACTAGAAGTTCTGGGTGCTCAGCAACAAAATCTGATAGACAGTTACGTAATTGCAAGAATTCAATATCGTCAAGTATAACTGTATAGGTGGTATTAACTTCTTTCTTTATTTCCATTAGATATCTTTCCTATGCTTAGGCGTAGCCTTTTTATCAGCTTCTCCTACCCAAATTGTGAGAAAGACTACAGTAGCAATAATAAGAAATACAATTAGTGTGAACACTATTTTCTCCCTAAACGCTTGTTGCCCTGTAGCTAAAGTGAGAGCCTAGAAATTAATTCCAGGATGACCATAGCTACAGGGCAACTCTAAGTGACCAAATGGATTGGTCAAGCTCTGTATCTATGATGCTACCTGGGCAGTTCGGTGATGTCAACGGTTTTGTGGGACAGAACCGACATGCGATAGAAGTTCCAAGGTCCGAGGCTGTCAGCCCATAGGATGTCTATTTTAGTTGGTCTAATTGGATCATTATCACCTGCAAAGGCCGTCATACATGTTTTATTAGTGCCTAGTAAATGTCCTAACCCTAGGAAATGTCCGAATTCATGGCATGCGGTGCTTTGAGCTAAGTATGGACTCGAATTAGAAGGGTCGAAACGTAGTGTATTCTCTCCTATATTCCGGCCGTATTTTGCTTCACCAACTTTTTCCTCGGGTAAATCCTTGATAGTTACTGTAATGCAAGCAGAATTTACCGGACAGGGCTTACTAATAAGGACAAATCTAGTGTATCTAGCTCGATTCCATGAACTAAGTATCTCTGAAAGCGCATAGATTTTTGGAATTTTGATTGCTCTAACGTAGATAGCTTTCTTTAAATTGGTGTCCAGTTTCGGGCTAGGGACTGGTACCCTAGGACTCGGTTTGGCTGCCTCCGTTTGAATCTGGGGCAGTGGTGGGCTCTCCTGACGCCTCTCTATCTTGGATAAGTCGGGTGTACAACTTACCAATAAACTCAAACTCAGTAAAATCTGGATCATCTTCATGCTTTTCAACAGTACCTCCCTCCAACTCAATTAGATAAGCTAGTTGAGCAATAGCATGAGTAACAATAATTACCCAATTCCATTCCCCTTGATCCATAGCACCATTACGTAAGTGTATGAGTTGACGCCTAATGTCATCAATACCTGCATTTGAGTAATCGACGCCTTCAACTTTAGTAATCATGACATTATCGATCTTGTAGAGTAATAATCTTGCATTCTGAATAAAAAGGATCGTAAATCTTTAATCAGCATAATTGACTTCATGTACTCTAAGGAGAGCGTTGTATTAAAGCCCCAGAATTCTCCTTTATCTTCATAATGCTTATGAGTAGTGTCCTTGCAGAACTTGGGGTCATGATCATATAATTCAAAATACCCCAACTCACTTCTTTCTTTACAGAAGTTGGTCCAAAACCAATAGGTCTTAAGTGGCATGTCGCCCCTCTTCTGAAGGCCCATCTAGTAGAATCCTCTTCCATCTCCGGTATTCTGATCGATGCTTAGCAGTTAAAATTCTGGCAGTGTGTAAATGCAGACCTGACCCGCAGCGATAGACATATTGTCCGTTCATATCAGCCCAAAGGAAGGCGGCCCTAGGATTATCTAGGGACCACCTTACCTTTTCGGGCGTGTTGCATTCTTTAGGCTGCTTCATCTTCTATGCCAGCTGGTTTAATACCTCGCAGGATATCAAGCAGTTCTTGCTCAATATCAAGTTGGGTATCTAGCCCTTCAATCATCCTAGCCTTTTGGGCGATGATGCTGTGAAGCCAACTATCAATTGTGTCTTTTACTCGGAGAACATGGACGATTGTTTCCTCTGTTTGTCCAAGTCTATCAGTACGCCCATATGCTTGTGAGACCTTACCCGGATTCCATTCTTCATCCAGAATAACAGTCTGCGTAGCGGCATTAAGATTGAGTCCGACACCACCAGACTTATAATTACAGAGTACGACGTCCCATCTATACGGTTTATCCGATGACTGATGCTTGCGATCAAAGTCAATTTGAATTTCTTGCCGAACGTGATCTGGTGTATCCCCATCGTATCTAATCGCCTTAATTCCAGCCAGCCGTAATCTACGCTCAATTTCAATAAGCGGCTCTTTGAACTGACTGAAAACTACGACCCTATCCCCTTCATCCTCGACAATTCGCTTAAGGTTACCCTCTTCTCCATGCCTATCAATAAGCCAGTCAACCTTAATTGATTCTCTAACCTCGGTACGGAAAAGAACTTCATGAGTCTTGGGGTGTTTAAATTGAATACCAGCAGGCCACGTCATCATCTGGCGTTGTCTAGTGATCATGGCAATCTTATAGAGGACAGGCACAACGCCCTTACTATCCTCATCATTAAGCAAATCCTCAACCACGATACGAGACTTCGCAATAAGAAGCTGATAAGCCTCCCACTGTTCCGGATATTCCTGGGGATCAAGTTCGAGATTATGTACCTGAACTTCCTGCGGAGGCAGCTTAATACCAGCCTGATCCCTATTCCGAGCAACATAGAACGCAGAAATTCTGCTAGCTAGTCTTTCTTCACCACCAAGAGCAAACTTCCATTTACCAGAGAATCTATCCTTCTCGCAATAAGTTCTAAGATACTGAGAGCGGTCAGGGAACATCTGCTCATTAACAAGGTGAAGCAATGGGAAAAAGTCAGCTGGCGCATTAAGTACAGGAGTACCAGTCATAGGAACAAACTGCTTAACCGACCGGAAATCGCCATACTGCTGAGAAATATATTCGCACTTATTACACATACGCTTATGCGGCCAGGAGTTATAGTCCATACCCCAATTAGTAGGTCCAGCACCACAATTAGGGCAGGCGTTCTCAGCCTTAACTAGTTTCTCTACACCACGAAAAGCAATACTATTCATGTCCTTAATCATATGTGCTTCATCGGCAATAATGGTATCGAACTGAATATCAATAAGCTGATCCAATAAAGCAAGATCCTTACGCCACGCTTCGTAGTTAACTAGGACGTAGATTTCGTCCAACCCTGCAAAGAATTGAAGCAAAGGCTTACGAGCAAGCTTAGGTAATCCACCAATAATGTGGGGCGACCTATGCGGGCCCCAAAGCTGAATCTCTCGCTGGTAATTACCCATAACCTCACTAGGCACAATAGCAAGAATCTTCTTAGCCTTAGTAAGATCAGTATAAATGATGGAAGTTAAAGTTTTGCCTAGACCAGGCTTATCTCCTAGCACTGCGCCATGATCAGCAACGGCCATTTTAATTGCACCATCTAGCTGATGTCCCATTGCCTTAACTGTCTTGCCCTGTAGCTCAATTCCTCTACCCCAGGCAAATTGTTCGGCAAGGTCAGTATATTCCTGCATCTGCTTAGCAAACTCAGCCTTAACACGCTCGTTTTCTTTCTCACGAGCAACTTCTCGCTCTTGCTGAGCAATCTGCATCTTGATCTTATTCATCTCGGCTTTGTAGTCACCGAGCTTATTGCGAATAGCTAGATCTTTAGAATTTAGCTGGTTAAGAACACGGTGATGTTCTGTGATTTCTTTGTTTACTGCTTCTTTTTCCTTTTGGGCATCATTCATCAGGTTAACTATCTCAGCTAACCGAGCAGCAGTCTCTTCTAAATTCTTCTGAATCTCTTCGGAACTCATAGTTCTACTCCAAAGATAGCTTTAATAAGGGCAATCGCTACGTCACTATCGTGGGCAATGTTTGGTTCATGAATACCTCCGCATTTCTGGCACTCAATTAAACCTGCCTCAGTAAGCTTACGCTGAAATTCTGCCTCTCTTTTAGCATCTCGTTCCTCAGAAACTTTCTGCCGAGCGTTAGCTTCTGTCTGCTTCTGTTTGTGAATTTTCTTCGAGGCGCTTTTGTAATAGGTACCGGAGTATCGGCTCATTTGTGTAACCACTTTCTTTAGTAGGAGGGAATACCCGTACTACTGTGTTAGTTTCGTACGGGTATTCCCATTCGACGTCAAACATTAGAACGGCGGCAGCCCTTCTGATTCCCAATTCTCACAGTAGCATGAGAAAATATCATACCTGTAGCGCTCGTTGGGGTAAGCGTCCTTTGGATAAACCTCAAGGATAAGATACTCAGTGGCTGCATGAGTATCAAACCGATACTTAGCTTCTGCATCTTGCACAGCAAACATTTCACTAAGTTCTACAATAAGCTTAGGAACCTGTAGCCAAATAACTGGCTCATCAGGATTTACTAGACGATGCTCCTCAGCATCAATCTGCCAGGGCAAGTCTCCGGTAAATACTTCCTTTTTAAACCGGAAATGAGTGTGGGCTACAGGGAGAATCATTTACTTAATTCCTAACGCATTGGCTACGAATTCAACAGTTTCAGTAGAAGTGAGGGTTTCAGGAACGTCAACAATATCGTCAACAAGCATGGTCTCATTATCAACCTGAGCAAGAATGACCAGCAAGAATTCGACATTTTTGGTACGCATAGAGAAAGGCATAAGAGAAAATCCTACATCACCAACAAAATCTTCTTCTGTTGCATCAGATAGTGCAAGAGCAAACTTCTTGCACTGCATTGCGGCAATTGGGTCCTGAAACAATCTATAAAGCAACATCTTACCCATCGCAAAGCCGCCAACACAGATCTGCGCATGCTTAAAAGTACTAAACTTGACTACCTTATACTTAAGCTTGTCGATATCCTCCACATCAGTAATGCCGGCATCATCGACCATTTTTGCGTCTACATAACCTACATAGAAAGGACGGGTCATTGATCTGGCCTCATAAATTCTTGTGTGTATGTGTTGGATTCAGTAGAAATAATTACTCGATCTAATAACTTAGCGAGTGTAGGATTACTTATCGTTCGTCCATCAGAGTAATCTTGGAAGCAATAGATGATTTCCTTAGCTGCTTCGAGTGGCATATTAATTACGATTCTTGGATCATCCGTTGAGAGCCCAAGATTATAAATTTCCACTCGATCTTTACTCATCTAACCTCCATAGGTACGTGGACATAATTGAGGAATTTAGTTACTGTTTCTTCGTCTGCTTGCTTCCAACGGTGACGAAGGATAAATTTCTCAACCATTCGCATGTCGTGATCAAGAGGCTGATCAATATAAATTGCCAGGGAATCCAGATAGGCTTGGAGCTTAGCCTCAGCTTCTACACTGAAAACTGGGATATCTAAATCCCGTCCTAGCCTGAGCATTCGTTGCGTGATTACTACAGGGAAAGATTCTGACATTTAAGCCCACCCCTAGTGAGGCTCATAGAAGCGATCAGACGGTAGCCGCGGCCTATCTGCTCTAATAAGCTTACGAGCATTTTCAGCGGCGGCCTTTTCACCATACTTGATACCAAAAGCAAGCTTACGTGCGGACAATGCCATAAGCTTCCGATTTAAGCTATCCTCTTCTAGTTGGGTTTGAGCAAGTGCGTGCTCAAGCCAAGCAGCATCTTTATGCTCGGCTAGTTTCTCAGCACGCTTATAAGCTTCTTCCCAACGCGCTTCATCACTGAACTGTGTCATGATAGCACTTCCCCACTGTGCACTTAGAATGATCAGCAACAACCTTGAAAGTAATACTCTCTTCCGAAGGAATTACTCCATAATCCTCCTCCCTAATAAGCATGAAAGCGTAAGGGGATTCTTTAGGTGAGTAATGGTAGATAGTTCTCTCAGGAACATCCTCTTCCCGCAGCTTAGAGAGACTAAGGATATTAGTCATGAAATCCATGTAGTCTTCAAAGCCAACGTTGTTCAAAAACTCAGGGACAAGATATTCCATCATGCTGCCAACAGCATTGCGAGCATACTTGAAATCAGGGTAAAGAGAAAGTTCGTACTCTTCGCCATGATCTTTAGCATGATCATCAGGATGATTGTGAGCAGTGGGCTCACCTTTTTCGTTAGGGTCATATGTAATGCACTGCTTACACATCGCGAAACCTGCATACCAGGTAGTCATTTACTTAGTCATCTCCTTATCGATTTCTCTACCGAGCCATTCACAGAACTCGTTGATCCTATAAATGCGCAGCCTGGTATCAGTGTGAATTCTCTTAGGGTCTACGATTTGTGTTCCGTCTAGTGAGCGTCCTTCCGCTAATAGCGTCCTATTACGAGCGGCCCTAGCAAGGGACATTTGTAAGGTGATCTGCCGTTTTCTCATGTATCTTTCCCTGTGTAGTATGGACGAAGCTTATCGACGATTGATTGCAAAGCATTCATCGCAATAGTAATATTTGCTTTATGCTGATTAGGCATAGTTGGAGATGAGTGCATTTCTTGGAGAGCCTTATAGCGGCCCACTACTATGTTAGCTGCGTTTTCTGCTTCTGATTCAGTTAGAGCTAAATTAATCATGTCTGGATCTGGCTCCCATTTCCAAATCATTATCTTCTTTTCTCGGTGGTGAACATAAGTGACATAATGCTAGTGGGCCAGGGTGTGAACGCATTTCTGGGTTGGTATCACATGTTGCTATGTGAAAACCTTCTGGGATATTAGGCTCAGTCTCAATCACTAATGCTTATTCCTATTCTGAGAACCTGGGCGGTGGTAACCACTAGCGAGTTTAGGAGACAAAACTCGCACAGCTTCTTGATAGCCAGCAACTCTACGATCCAACTTAGTAACTACTCGACGCCGAGCCTTAGAAAGCTGGAACTTTGTACGCTTAGTCTTTCTGCGATTCTGTGAACGGCTTACTGTCAGTGTCATCATTTCTTTCCTTAGCTGGGGTGAGATGGGGTTATGACCAGATTTGAGAGCAACTGGCCTAATAACCCCATCTCACAACATCCCTGAGGTACCTATAGCTAATAATTAGTAGCCCGTTTAGTCACTAAAGGCCATTATTAACCTCCTTTTAGGCATTCCTCGGGTTCAGGGTTCAAGTGTACCACGGATAGGCTACCGTGTCAAGCATTAATCGTTTAATTACAGACTGAGCATTTTCCAGTCGAGTCTACAAACCCTTGGCTACAGGAAGTACAGATAAAGAGTAAGCCACAGACATTACAAGTTTTGCCAGCTAGATGGCCTAGCACAGTAATCTCTTTCCAAGGTCCGCCGTCGGTAGCTAGACATTCTTTGTGAACTAGTGGCCCATAAAAAGGTTCGGTATCTAGCCTACGCCCCATTACTTCGTACATTAGCTAACCGTCGCTTAAGTGCGCCCATCCGCCTTTTCTTAATTAGCTCTTCCGGGTCCTCTCGCTGAGGCTTAACCTTAGGGCCCTTCTTAATCGGCGGCCTGCCATAGCGACTAGGCGCAACTCCTACTGACTTACGATTTTGGCGCTTACCTGTCTCGATAGATTCCTCGGCCTCTTCCTCAGTAAGATTAGTACGCTTACCTAACCGAGTTACTCGTGGCATACGATTAATCAGAGGTTCGGTCGTCCTTTTTTGTTCCATGCTTCTTTAACCTCCGGTGTAAGGCTTGAACTCTATTACCATACTTATGAGCCCATCGCTTAGCTAAAGCGGGTTCGTTAGCGTATAGAAATCTACGTTGCTTTTCACTCTTGAAAGGCATTAGGCAGCCTCTTCTCGCAAGACTTTTGAGCACCAAACGCAAAAGCGTCCAGTGAATTGGGTACCTTGATAATCACCCCACTCATTTAATCTAAGAGCTTCAATAAGGGATTCATTACGTAGTAGCATATCTTGATAGACTTCATCAAAACAGTCACCATGCATGAAGTAGTTAGTGAAGCCCTTATCAGGATCGCCTAGACTGATTACCTTAATTGTTTCCACTCAGCGTACCTCCGCAGCCTAAGCATTTCGTATTCTTAATAGCTTCATTAACTAATAACTCAGTCCAGTCTTCTGGAGAGCCACAAGATTTGTGCATATAGGCGTCATAGTTGGTTGAGTCAGCTACAGGGCGAGCCCAAATTACTTTATCTTCGGCTTCCTTATTTTGGGCCTCGACGGCTAATTGATTAAGTCTAAGGTCGATTTCGTCTTGGAGCTTTAGTGCTTTTACTTGCTCCACTACGTCCGGGACTAGGATCTTTTTGTGTGTCTGCGGGTCGAATGCCTCCGTCTTTAATTCCAGGATTTGCTGTGTCGTCGGCCTCTTCGCTTTCAATTCTTCTTGGCTGAGTTCTTCTAAGCTCATTTACTAGCTCCTTCGTTCCATAAGCGGCGGCCATAGTTGCGTGATATTGCCTAGCATGAACTAACCTAATATCATGCTTATTGATATCCTCACCTTTAAGTAGTTCGTAGTGATAGATATTGGCGTAATCTAGATGGAAAGCAGCAGTAGCTTCACCATCAAAAGGTTCATCAGTTAATGCGCTACGTTCATTTGTCACGCCTAAACTCCCTTAGCCATTTCTTATACTCAATGATTTGTTCTAGGGTAGGTACTTCTGGATCTTTGTCATTAGTGAACGTCTTAGTAAAATTAGGCTCACTAGCTAGTGCCGGATGTTTAAGCACTGATTGACAATAGTCTAGCAGGACGAGCAAGAGAGATTGCAACTCAGCGAATTGGTTAATGCATGTTCTCATAGCCATTAAGCGCTCTTGGGGCGTATCGCCTTGAGCAGCGATAAACAGATTAGCTAGCATAATAGGCCACTCGTTTATCGCTTTGGCATTACTATTAAGGCCATTAGTATAGAACTGGTCAATGTTTTTGAGGATTTCGCTAATAGGTAGGTGATCACCCTTCTTACTTACGATTACTGGTAGATTAGAAGTGCCGATACAGGTGTAGACCTTCATACGATTAGCTGTGCGTACGTAACGAATTCTCTTCTGCTTAGCTAGTCTAACAATAGCTTTATATAGGGTGTTATCAGGGATCTCAGCTACAGGGATTAGCTTACGAACGTCCTTGAAACTAAATAGAGGCAAACCCCCTGCTAAAGTAAGAATTCGATCATCAAGTGAGACGTATTCTAGCTCATTAGGCGTTTCAGTCAATCTAATCCCCTTTGTCATTGCGTCTCTGGAACGGACATTGCAGTCAGTCTAGCATACGGGAATTACATTGTCAAGTCTTTAACGGCAATGTGCGGAGAGTAGCTGCTATGACGTGCAAACTGAGCGGATAGTGAGTAGATTTGACTGCAATGTAATAATAGGACTGAGGTGGAAAGTGCAATCTGCTTTCGTTGCTATGTCGAGAGAAAGTTGCAAAGTTGGTAGAGAAGCTGTTGACCAGGGGAAATGATAATCCGATTAAAAAGAAAGACTGCAATCTCATCGGTGGGGAGGGGGAGGGTCTTATAGTACCCTCCCCACGAGATTGCGCAAATTATCCAGAGTTCTCAAAAAAGACAAATGAGTTAATAGATAGGCTAGATTAAAAGGCCGCTGAGAGACTAATTGACTGAAGCCCTGTAGCAGAAGGTAGCGACTCGACAGTAAGTTCCACTCGGACAATAAGAAATCCCCAGGTAGCTATGAAAGCCTACCTGGGGATTTCCCGTGGGATTCGCTACTTAGTAACGCGAATCATGTACTGTACGGGCTCTTTCTTACCCTTTGGAGTAACGGAGTAGGAGAAGGTGGTAACCTCGTTAGCATCCTTCCAATCCGAAACCCCTACCTGCTTATACCAAGCTTCGTGCAAATCATTAGCGGAAAGAGACTCGCCCGTCTCTTTCTTAATCACGACGAGAAGAGCACTAAAGGTAGACTCACCCTTAGCATTTGTGGCCTTAGTCCAGCCCGATTCTCCGGAGAGATCATGCGTGTATTCGAGTGAATCAACGCGAGGCCGACTAGTTCCCTCTCCCTGTCCAGCTTTTGCACCGCGCTTACGCTGGACAATAACGTCCAAGTAATCGAAAAGAGTAACCTTTTCGGTGACACCCTTTGTCTTCAATTCGACATCAAAAGCACCGGCAAAGGAATTAAGCGCGGCAACCTTTTCCTTTTGCTTGGTCTCAAGTTCGGCAATTTCTGTCTCACTCGGGATATCAAGCGTAGGCTTAACAATCTTCTGTGCGGCCGCCTCTGCCTCATTAAAGGCTTTCATTGCGGCTTCCATCTTTTCGCGCAGAGAAACAACGCGCTTATCAGTGGAATTGTCAACAGCCTCACTAACAAGCTTGCCAACATCTCCGACGGAATTAAGCTTCTCGTTAATGGGATTCAATTCGTTAACAATTGATCCCGACGCAAGAACTAGTGAGCGGGTAAGGTCCGGCAAATCCTCCAGCTTAATAGCAGGAGTCTTACGCTCTGCCTCAGTAGTCTCCGGAGTTTCCGGAGTAGTCTCGTCAGGCTTGACGGCAACGTCAGTCATGATGCGTCCCTTTCGGGTAGTAGTGGATGGTGCCTTGCATCGATCCTACCCGCGTAAGTCATGGTACACAAGGATATCTCATAATGCGGACACATTGCTTACAGTAATGCATGGTAGCCCAGCGTAGTTGCGACTAAATGATTAATTACCGACCGACAGACAGACAGTTTCCATCCGAAAACAATAGAAATAGGAATAGCCGCCCTATACTAGCGGCGGCTATTCCTAAGCAATTCAGTAAATGAATATATCCTTAATCAATGCTGTGTCAGTAAAGAAATAGGTAAGGGAAACATCGTAAAGGGTAGATGTGCGATAATACCTAACCGCCCCATTCTCATAGGTTACCTTAATTACCCAATCGGTTTTGTGGTCAACGGCGAGTGCTTCTTTTGCACTAATGCGCTGCAATTTGTTCTCTCTCATTTCACCAATGCTCCAATCACGTAGGCGATTAATATTACCCAAAGAATTACGTTTCCCATTAGTTCACCCTCTTTGCGGCTGATTCAAGCGCTCCCTCGTT